ATACTATCTGACAGAACCGTTGCAGTTGGAGAAAAACATCTACAAATTAGCAGCCAGACAATAGACTTTACAAGAAACTCTACAGCAGACTTAATCAAGATTGCCTTCTCCTTAATCTCTGAAACAGGAGCCTCTACTGCCGTCCCAACAAAAGTTAGAGTGCTCCTGGAGTTCTCAAACGATCTAGAAACCCAGTATGCAAAGATGTACGGAGAGGTTCTTGCAGAAAGCAACGACCTTGAAAATAACAGGTATCTTGTCATTGAAAAGCGCCTAGATGAACTATCCTACAGCCCAACCTTCGCTTGGACAGCAATGACTACCGTAAAACTATATGTGAGCACTATGGACGAAATATCTATCATCAACAAAGAATTAACAACAAACGTTGCCACACTAGAGTCTACTGGGCACGGTATGGTAACTGGAGAAACCGTTACCGTAGACATAGGGGATGCAGTCTTTGATGGCACACACGTTATTACTGCCTACACGACAGACACATTTAGTTTTGCTAAGACTAACGCTAACGTAACATCCGTTATTGCTTCTGGTACCGCAGATGTGGCAAGATCTGGCTACTTCGTGGCACTGGATGCAGTAAGACTAGATAATGTCGGAACCGTAAATCCACTATACGGAATGACTGGATACTCTATCGTACAGAGTGCAGTTCCAGCCACAATCGTAAAGAACATTAACACAAATAACTATATTGAATTTAGAGTTATATTGGATGTTTTATAATGGCTACATCAATCATCAAGAAGGTAACAGTGCCATTCTATGAATTGCCAGGGGCATATCGTAACGACTTTGTTTATAATATTAGATATAGGGTAATCTCTGAAGATAAGAACAGAGTGTCACACTGGTCTCGTGTATATAACCTGGACGCTCAATATGATGTTGATGGAATATTACTTATTCCAAGTCTAGACTATAGTTATGTTACAGAGAGTGCCAGTTCTCCAGGTGGTGCTATTAACACCGTAAGACTTAACTGGAGAATACCACCAGATAAAGATAGATTCTCTTTGTTTGATATCTATCTAAAAAGATGTGCGTCTGGGGCTTGCACAGAAGCATATGAATACTTTGCCACAACTTCACTTAATGCATATACCATTACGCAGTTGGGGACAGAAACACACGTTCAAGCACTTGTTCAAATTCCAGTATACCCAAAAGCGGTATCTGCACAAGGAACATTGTTTGAAACAGATCCGATTGCTTTATAGAGAAAAATAGGGAGAATAATATGTCAGGACTAGCACTACCAAACAGGAATCAGCCAATAGATACGCATTACATCTATCAAATGGCTGAACTTTTAAATCAGTTGGCAAATCAGATATCAGTAGCAACAGACAATAATTCTGTTGTTGACACATTATCTGCTGGACCACACAAGTCAAAAACATCAGCACTTAGCATCGTTGGTAAAACACTTAAGGTCGCTAGCGATAGCACAGTTACAGCGTCTAACACAAAGACATTCACATGCCTGTTTGATAATGGATTCAAGTACGCTCCAATCGTTACGGCCTCTGTGGTCAACACTGCTGGAACTAGTGCTGGAGAAAACGTAACAGTTATTCTGACAGATATAAGCAAATCTAGCGTGACTGGTATTGTAAGATTTAACTCAAGCGGAGTTGTGTCGATCAACGTCAACCTTATTGCGGTAGGGATACCGAACTAGTGAGTAGGAGTATCTCTAAGTGTCATAGGTGTTCAGGACGAGTGTTTCTTGATCGACAGTATACTTCATACACACATATAGAAACATTTTGTATCTTATGTGGTGATCGGAAGTTTTATCATCCACCACAGGAATCTAAGGAGGGGCAGTGGATACTGCAACAGGAAAGATTAAGAGCGAAAAATACAATAACGACGATATAATCACTGGCAATAAAACCGTATGGTTTTTAAATGGGGATTTGGTAAGAGCATATCACTACAGCAGGTCTAATGGTCTAATCACACTGTACAACATCAATAAAGATAGGTTAGAGACGTGCCTCTTGCATGACTACAAAAAGAACAGAGAGCGAGCCTATACTATTACAGAAACTGCAAAACTGGTCAATCGTCATAGAAAGTATATGCCAAGACTGGTTAAAAAGGGTTTAATCCCAAAGGCCATAGGGTCTACAAAAGGCGGGGAGACAGGATGGCAAATCAGATCTTACTACTCAGAATCAATGGTAAAGGACATTCGTGACACTCTAGCGACAATCCATATAGGGCAACCTAGAAAGGACGGGCTAATTACCAATAATATGACCCCAAATAGGCAGGAGTTGACACATAGGATGGGCGATGGTATACTTGTTTATACGAGAACTCAGGATGGGCGCTTTATCCCCATATACAAGGAGAGTATCTAGCAGTTGCACGAAAGTCGGAACTATGATAGACTTAGGTATTAGATTAAAAACAACAACGGAATGGACTATACATGGAAAACAATGAAATGAAAGTTTCTGTAACTTTAGGATTTACGCTTAACCTTGGCAATTTTCAGTCGCTTAGGCTTGATCTCGGCATCACAGAGAATCAACTAGAGGGAGAAACAAAAGACGAGGCTTTCGAGCGCGTATACAATTTTGTTCAAGAGAAGTTGAAGTCAAAAATCAAAGAGGGCAGAGAAGCAATTCTGGAGGACTAATGGCTGAGCGCAAAGACCGAATGGCTTTGCTCAGTAGATATACAAAATATCACACAGCAAAGTATGGGGCAAAGCCATCTTTAAATTTAAACGTAGAGCAGTGGGCATCAGACAATCTAGTAGAGTCTTATGGCTCTGGCAACTGCTATGACCTGCTTGAATACTATTTTAAGGTAAGTCAAACACCATCATGGAATTACTTTGCCTACAATGCAGAGAAAATATTTAAGGCAAAACGAGACAAAGAGCAAGACGACAAAGACCGTGCAGAGAGAAGAGTTATGGCTAAGGAGTGGTTAAGTGAATGATGCAGAACTAAAGTTAATCTCCGCAGTATTAGAGGATAAGCAGGTACATGTACTGCTACAGGCTAACGTAGAGAACCTATTAACCACACACAACGATATCTGGGAGTTTATTAGAAACTATTCAGAGAAGAATGGCACCGTTCCTCCCGTCTCCATTGTTGTAGACAAGTTTAGGGACTTCACGCCAGCAGAAAACATTGGAACAACAAAGCACCACTTGGAAGAGTTGCAGGCAGAGTACCTTAGCAATAACCTCAAAGACATTATTCGTACCGCAGCAGGTGAGGTGCAGAGTGGTAGCGGTACAGAAGCACTAAACAATATAATTACTAAAACATCTGCATTAAAGAAGAATACGGCTGTCATTAGAGATATTGATGCCACGGATCTTGAGTCTGCAGTTGCTTACTTTGAGAACATGAAAAAAATGCAAGAACTAGGACATGTAGGCATTAAGACTGGGCTTCCAGGGTTTGACAATTATCTGCCTGCAGGAATCATGCCAGGGCAACTAGGAGTCTTCTTGGCATACCCAGGCATCGGAAAGTCGTGGTTGGCTCTCTATTTCGCTGTACAGGCTTGGAAACAGGGTCGTAGCCCAATGGTAATCAGTCTTGAAATGTCTGAGACAGAGGTTCGTAACCGTGTATTTACTATCATGGGTGAGGGGCAATGGTCTCATAGAAAAATCTCCAATGGTGAGATTGAGATAGATGGTTTGAAGACTTGGCATAAGAATCACGTTCAGGGCAGACCAGAGTTCCACATCATCTCTAATGATAGCGGGGGAGAGATTACTCCCTCAGTAATTCGGGGAAAGATTGACCAGTATAAACCAGACTTTGTTATCGTGGACTACCTACAACTAATGTCGCCAAACCAAAAGTCTGAGAGCGAAGTTGTCAAGATGAAGAACTTATCTAGAGAACTTAAACTCATGGCTATTAGTGAAGAGGTTCCAATTATGGCTATCTCTTCTGCTACCCCAGACGATGCAAACGATCTTAGTAGCGTTCCAACACTTGGTCAAACATCTTGGTCGAGACAGATTGCTTACGATGCAGACTGGGTTCTAGCACTTGGTAGAGCAACAAATAGTGATGTTATTGAGTGCGTATTCAGAAAGAACCGTAATGGATTTATGGGAGATTTCTTCGTTCAAGCAGACTTTGACAGAGGATACTATCGTTACAAGGATATGGAGTCTGCCAACTAAATGGAGAACTATATCAAGAGTGTTCGTGGAAAGCCATATACTAGGGATCAAGTAAAGCGCGTAGTGATTGGCTCTGGAATAACTGTTGAGAATGAGGTGGAGTCGGACTATATTATTTTTTGTCCTTTTCACAATAACAGTAGAACTCCTGCAGGAGAGATTCACAAGAGCAACGGATTGTTCTTTTGTTTCTCATGTCAAAAGACTGCAAGCCTTGTTGAATTAGTAATGAATGCCTCCTCTCGTACATACTTTGAGGCAGTGCGTTTTATTAACAGTAAGGCAGAGCATTCTAATATCGAGGATGATATCCAGAAGAGGCTAACTGACAAACCAGACTTTGTTCAGTTTGATGAGTCGTTAATCAAACGATTAAACACTCAGGCGCTAGAGTCTCCAAGAGCAATGGGTTACTTTCGTGGCAGACTTATTACCGATGAATCGGTTGTAAGGTTTGGATTAGGGTTTTCTGAAAAGCAAGACATGGTTGCAATACCAGTACACTCACCAGATGGAATGGTAATTGGATTTGTTGGAAGATCAATTGAAGGAAAAGAATTTAAGAATACGCCAGGATTACCAAAGTCCAAAGCGCTGTTTAATCTCCACAGAGTAAAGAATTCTGACAAGGTATATATCGTTGAGTCCTCATTCGACGCTATTAGACTTGATCAGGTGGGACTTCCTGCAGTAGCAACTATGGGGGCAAACGTATCGGGTGCCCAAATAGATTTACTCAGAAGGTTCTTTAACAATGTTATTGTCATTGCTGACAATGATGAAGCAGGAAACAACATGAGGACAAAGGTAATAGAAAAACTGGGGTCTAGAATATCTGTTGTCAACATTGACGGCAAGTATAAAGATATCGGTGATATGGACGATGAAGTAATCAGGGACATAGAGTTCCAGTTTGACAAATCTATCCTTTCTATGCTAAACTAAACTAACTAGACAAAAGGAGAAACTAATATGAGTGCTAAAGGGATTAAAGCAATCAACACCCTACTCGATAAGCAAAAAACTGATAACGCTGGACCGAAGGTTCGCTGGTTAACAGTAGCAGACGGACAGGCCGTTAAGGTTCGATTCGTAGAAGAATTGGATGAAGATTCTTCTTCCTACTCTGATGCTCGCGGATTAGCCGTTGTAATCATGGAGCACGTTAATCCAAAAGATTACAAGCGCAAGGCTGTCTGTACTCAAGAAACAGACGGACGTTGCTTCGGCTGTGAAATGGCTCGCAAGGAGCCTAAGACTGGCTGGAGAGCGCGTATGCGCTTCTACTGCAACGTTCTTGTAGATGATGGCCTAGAGCCTCTGTACATTGGTGTATGGTCTCAGGGCGTAAGCAAGCAATCTGCATTCACCATGATTCGTGAATATGCAGAAGACAATGGCGGGATCTCAAACCTCCAATGGAAACTAAAGCGTAACGGTGTTAAGACCGAAACTACTTACGTTTTGATTCCTTCTGGACCAGATTCAGAGCCATTTAACTGGGGAGACTTCGTTCCTTATGACCTAGATAAGGTTGTTCGTGAAGTTCCTTATGATGAGCAACAAGATTTCTATCTTGGCTTTGACTCAGCATCTCCAGCAAGTGCTACAACTAGCAATGACTGGTAACTAATAAATGTCTTATGTTGGACTCCACGTTCACTCACACTATTCTCTCATGGATGGTGTAGCGACTCCTAAAGAATATATTGATCGTGCGTCTAGTCTTGGTATGCAAGCGCTAGCGATTACAGATCACGGAACTTTATCTGGGCACCGCGAATTTTATCGTGCTGCCGTGGAGTCTAACATAAAACCTATCTTAGGTGTAGAGGCATATCTTTGCTTAGACATGGCAGATAAAAAAGTTAAAGCAGACCGCGTTGATGCAATGGATCAAAACTTTTTCCACGCCGTTATTCTTGCTAAGAATCAAATTGGTCTAGAAAACTTAAATAAGTTAAATGAGATTGGTTGGACAGAAGGATTCTACTCTAAGCCAAGAATTGACTTCAAGGTTTTGGAACAATATAAAGAGGGTATAATCATATTGTCAGGATGTATGGGTGGAATCCTGTCACAAGCGATTATGAATGGAGAGTTTGCTCTTGCCAAAAAGTATACTAAATGGTTTAAAGATACGTTCGGTGAAGACTTTTATATCGAAGTTATGCCACACAATACGCTTGAAGTTAATACTGCTCTGTTTGAACTTGCTAAAACGTTTGATGTCAAGACTGTAGTTACTCCAGACTGCCACCATGCAGTCAAAGAAGACAAAATTATTCAGGAGATGATGCTCCTGCTAAACACGCACCAGAAAGTCAAAAAGGGTTGCAATTACGAGGGTTCAAAGAAGTTCAAGACAGTTGCAGAAAGATTAGACTACCTGTATGGTGATGATCGTAAAATGACTTTTAGAAACTACGAGATATATCTTTTGTCATATGAAGAGATAAAGGCTGAAATGGCAAAACAGGGCTTTACAGACGAAGAAATGTTTGAGAGCACTATTGAAATTGCCAATAAGATTGAAGCCTACGATATTAAAGAGGGCTTAAACCTTCTGCCAGTGCAGTATCCAGACCCAATGGGAGAGTTGCGTATTCTTGCCAAAGAGGGTCTAGAGTCCTTCAAACTGACTAATGCTTGGTTGGGCAACGATGAATATGAGCAACGCCTAGAAGAAGAGTTAGAAATTATTGGCAACAAGAACTTTGGCCCATACTTTTTGGTTGTAAGAAACATGATTAACTGGGCTAAAAAAGAGGGAATTATGGTTGGGCCAGGTAGAGGTTCCTCTGCTGGATCTCTCCTTTGCTATCTAATTGGCATTACAGACATTGACCCAATTAAACACGGTCTGCTGTTCTTCCGATTTATTAACCCAGACCGAGCAGACTTTCCAGATATTGATACCGATATTCAGGACACACGCAGAGATGAAGTAAAAGATTATTTAGTTAGACAGTATCGCCACGTAGCCTCAATCGCTACGTTCCTAGAGTTTAAGGATAAGGGCGTTGTCCGAGACGTGTCTCGTATTCTCAATATCCCCCTGACAGATGTTAACAAGGTTCTAAAAAGTATTGATACTTGGGACGAGTACTGCTTTGATAAGGGAACGCTTTGGTTTAGAGAGAAGTACCCAGAGGTAGAGATTTACGGAGAGCAACTTCGTGGAAGAATTCGCGGGACAGGTATTCACGCTGCTGGTGTAGTTACTAGCAAGGAGCCTATCTTTAAGTTTGCCCCAATGGAAACGAGAGCCGTGACTGGAAGCGATGAAAGAATTGCGGTAGTTGCAGTTGATATGAAAGAGGCCGAGAATATCGGACTCATCAAGATTGATGCGCTAGGGCTAAAGACTCTTAGCGTTCTACAAGACACTCTCGACACTATTGAAGAGCGTACAAAGAAGCGTATTGTGCTTCTTGATATTCCTATGGATGATGCAAACGTTTATCGAATGCTCTCTGACGGATATACCAAAGGAGTATTTCAGTGCGAAGCAGCACCATACACAAACCTTCTCGTTAAGATGGGGGTAAAGAATCTAAACGAACTAGCAGCCTCAAACGCTCTAGTACGTCCAGGAGCCATGAAGACAATCGGAAAAGACTATATTGATCGTAAGCATGGTAGACAGAATATTGAATATACCCATACGGTATTAAAGGAGTTTACAGAGGACACATACGGATGTATTCTTTATCAGGAGCAGGTGATGCAGGCTTGTATTAAACTGGGTGGGTTGTCTCCAGCAGACTCTGATAAGGTTCGAAAGATTATTGGAAAGAAGAAGGATGCTAAAGAGTTCGATGTTTTCAAGGACAAGTTCGTTAAGGGTGCCTCACAATACATCACTCCCAACAAGGCGCTAGACCTGTGGCATGACTTTGAGGCTCATGCTGGATACTCATTTAATAAGAGCCACGCTGTTGCCTACTCAACACTTTCTTATTGGACAGCATGGTTGAAATACCACTATCCGCTAGAGTTTATGTTCTGCTTATTGAAGAATGAGAAGGACAAGGATGCTAGAACAGAGTACCTCATTGAGGCCAAAAGAATGAGTATTCCTATCAAACTACCTCACATTAACGAAAGTGATGCAGATTTCAAGATAGAAGGAAACGGTATTCGCTTTGGTCTGACTGGTATCAAGTATATCTCTGACAATATTGCTAACAAGTATATTAAGAGAAGACCATTTAAGAGTTTTGAAGAACTCAAGGAGTTCACATATAAGAAGGGTAGCGGAGTTAACAGTAGAGCACTAGAGGCTTTGAGAATCATTGGTGGAGCAACATTCCCAGACAATCCACGTAGCGACTCCGAGGTTAAGGCACATCTATACGAGTATCTAAACCTTCCAGAATTTAATATGTCTGTCCCTGCTCACTATCACGCATTCTTGAATGAGGTGGATGATTTTGAGGAGAAGGGGTCTTTCATTCTAATGGGAATGATTAGAGCCATTAAACGCGGTACTGGATGGTCAAGAGTTGAAATCTTAGACAAGACTGGATCTGTTGGAATCTTTGATGATGAGAATACAACTATTGAGGTTGGAAAGACATACATTCTTCTAGCCTCTGACAATAGGATTGTTTCTGCAGTCCCACTAGATGAGATTAAGGGGTCTAAAAACGCACTGATAAAGTTTTTGGGATACAGGCAGTTGCCATATACAGACGACGAGTTGTTTGTTGTTTCTTTCAAGCCAAGAATGACGAAGGCTGGTAAGAAAATGGCATCGCTAGTGTTGGCAGATACGTCCAGAGTTCTACACTCTGTTCTTGTATTCCCAACATCATTTGCAAGAGCGTACATGACTATCGAAGAAGGAAAGTCGTACCTATTTAATTTTGGGAAAACCAAAGATGGAACAGTGACTATGGAGGATGTAAATGCTGGATAACTTAGCAATAGAACTGCACAATGATGCAGTAGAAAAAGGGTTTTGGGATGTAGATGTCGATGACATTTTTATTGCAAAACAGTTAATGATGGTTGTCTCTGAGGTATCAGAAACAATGGAAGCAATTAGAAAAGACAAGGGCGAGTACGAGATTACGTCTGAGTTTGCAGATATTATCATTAGAGTGTTAGATCTCTATGCTGGTGTGGTAGAAGCAGGGTATACAAAATTGTCCCTAGATGAAGTTCTCAAGGGCAAGGTTGCCTATAATAAGACACGCCCACCGAAGCATGGGGTCAGATTTTAGTGAAAACGTTAGAAGAAGTTATTGCTGACCTAAATCCTAAACTTAGGAAGCAAATTCTCATTGGAGATGCAGTTCCTGCTACCCAGTACGCAAAGACTCCTAGCATTGGTCTCAACAGGGCTATGAATGGCGGTATGCCCTATGGTCGTCAAGTCCTTGTCTGGGGTAACAAGTCTGCTGGAAAGTCCTCTTTCTGCTTACAAATCATCGCAGAGGCACAAAAAGAAGGAAAGATCTGTGCATGGATTGACGGTGAAATGTCCTATGACAAGACGTGGGCTGAAAAACTAGGAGTAGATACAAGTCAATTAATCTATTCTCAGGCTAGAACTATTAACGATATGACAGACGTGGCTATCAATCTTATGAATGCTGGTGTAGATGTAATCGTGGTAGACTCTATCACTTCTCTGCTTCCCGCGATTTACTTTGAAAAAGACACAGACGATCTAAAACAATTAGAAAACACTAAGCAGATTGGTGCAGAGTCGAGAGACTTTGGAAACGCTTGGAAGATGTTAAACTATACGAATAACAAAACAAGCACAACTCTTCTCCTACTAATCTCACAGGCACGAAACAGAATCACAACGATGTATACCAAGCCAGGTCCAACTGGTGGAAATGCAACAGAGTTCTATTCGTCTACAATTATTAAACTGTTCTCTTCTGAGTCTGATAATCAGGCTATCAAGGGTAACATTAAGATTGGAGATAAACTAATCGAGCAAAAGATTGGTCGCAAGGTTTCATGGAATCTACAGTTCTCTAAGACTTCTGCAGGAATGCAGTCTGGAGAGTACGACTTTTATTTCCGAGGGGATGAAGTTGGAGTAGATGAAATAGGAGACCTAGTAGACACTGCAGAGAACTTAGGACTATTCAATAGAGGCGGTGCTTGGTATACCCTTGAAGACGGTACAAAGGTTCAGGGTAGAGATGGTATGGTTAAGAGAGTCAAGGAAGACCTTGACCTACAGAAAA